AACGAATTTGCGATCGTTCTGCTCGCCACGACGTTCGTCGTGGTAGCCCTAGCTGTGCGATTGGCACGCTACGTCCGGCTCTTCACACGAGTCATGCAAGCCCAGGTTGCCATAGCCTGGCGCGCGGCGGTATCAGCTGCGTGGCGCTACTCCAGCGCCGCACACACCATGTGCCGACATGTGTGTGCACCCGTGTACGTATTTTATCTCGTACACATGGCCTTGGTTATCCACCTCGGCCACCATATGGTTTGGTCTATAGACGACTTCGCCCCTTGGTACTATCACCCCGTGAGTAAAGTTCTTGAGCTTCTCACGTGGCGTTACGAAAAGGCGTACCTCACTACCATTCGCAATTTGACATTCCATACGGATGCCAAGGTAAGTGGGAACCACAGCCACCCCCACGCGCAGTGCATGCGGCATTGTGGCATCAGTACCATTGATGCCGCTGCCAAAGGCCTCGGCGTTGGAGTGTATTCACGCAGTACCTCTACCCGCGAGCTCAACCGCGGTTGGAAAGGAGACCGTGCATATTATACGGTCGCGGACATGCAGTACCCAGTCCGCCACGACAAACGCCATCACAACGACATCGAGGCGTACGTCGACGTGGATTATTATGTGAGCGAATCGGCCTTGTTTCAACACACGTCAATCAAGGCTTTGTACACCGTCGTGCCGAATCGAGTCGCAGGCAAATCAGCTGACTCTTTTTGGTACATCGATGAACATTCTGTATACCACGAGCACGTGAACGGCGGCGCGCGTTATCAACACCAAGTCTGGGATTTTTCCTCGGATGAGGTTATCGCACGCGGCTGGTTAACTACCACGCGCTATATGACCCACGTGGTTCACGGTCCGCATAATCGCGCTATCGTGTTCCTCGTCCCAATCTCGTGCACCATGCTTCCTTATTGGATTCTCCGCCACCTCGTGTATCTTCCACGCTTTCAACGACTCCACGTCGCCAAGCTTGGTAAGTCACACGTGGCCATGCGATCCGTCGAAGCGCGGGACACGGTGGTTAGCATCCGTTCGATAGAACCGGGTGCTGATTGCGCGACACTATCAGTGTCAGCTTGGGAGGCCATGCATTTGAATTCTAAGGAATCCAAGTATCCTGGCATTGCCGCAATCAAGGTCATTGCTGAACGCATGGGCGAGACGATCACGGAACGTGAATTGTATACGCTCATACCCGTTCTCGGCCTCTCCCTACCTCAACCCGACATCGTCAATTACACGTTTTCCAGCGCGGATGATCCCGGCAAGGCGTTTGCATCGCTTGCCGGTGAGCCACTCATCACGCCGGCTGGCGCCGCCACTGAACATGAACAGAACGTGGCGCGTTCGGCGAAAGCGCGTGTTACTGACGTTGTCAACACGGCCGTGGTAGGTAGTGACATGAAGGACTTTGCTATTGAGTTCAACCGCCACATTATTCCTGATGGCGTGAAGTTGGTCCCACTCTCAGCCCAAGAGGCTGCCGATTACATCGGTAAATCTCCCGCACAGAAGGCGCGCATGGTTAAGGTCATGCGGACCCTCCAACCTGACAAGGTACCGAGTATTCGGGCCTTCGTGAAGAAAGAGGTCACGCAGGACGCAACTCGTACCGGCAAGCCGACGCGATTGATTTACCCGGTGGAAGACATCGCCCTTGTTCAAGCGGCGTGCTTCGTCGTCCCTCTTAAGAGATATTTGCTCGAACGTACGCGCGCGGGCACTTTCTTCGGCACAGTAGGACTCGACCCCGCGGAGACTGGTCAGAAGGTACAGGACTTCTGCCGCCTCGCGGGTGAACCTGTCGGGCAGACCGACTTTAGCAAAATGGATGGGACACACGGCGTCTTCGATACTGAACAATATGCCTGGATGTACAAGCGTGCTTTCGACCGCAAGTACTACAAGCTAATTGACGAGTTCACGGCTGCGCATCAGAAAAGGCAGATCAATTTGCCATCATGCAAGCCCGACGTACGCCCCCAGAAGATCAACTCCGGTTATATGAATCTTTCTGGTAAAATGGACACCACAGAGAGCAATGTGTGGCGCAACGGTTTCGTTGACTACGTCGCACTGCGCCGCTCTGGCATGGACGCCGACAAGGCTTATGCCCACATTGGACCCAAATTGGGTGATGATGGGCTTTGCATCGTTCGCGACCACGCCAATGTAGCTGCGTCGCTCGGTTTTCGCTTGACATTTGAGAATGTTGACGGCGGAAAGTCCGTATCCTTTCTGTCTCGGATCTATACTGATCCGCTCAATGACATAGGTTCAATTTGTGACCCAAAGCGTGCCGTCGCGCGCGTTCCCGTCACGGTTAATTCCGACCCCGTCGTTGGCCTTGCCAACAAGGTGGCCGGGTACCTTGTCACTGACGCTGACACACCCATCGTGGGCGCATATTGCCGCGCCTTGCAGCGGGTGCATCGGTGTGCCTTTAACCGTGAACGCGCTACTGCGGACGAGGTGAGGCGCATCGATGGAGGTGCATACCCCATCCCCCGCGACCGTGATGCTGTCATCGAGACGGTCGCGCGCAGCCTTGGCATTGGTGCGGACGATGTCGTCCTTCTCGACGCCCAACTGGAGAAAGTCAAGACTGCAAAGGAGCTCAAGAAATGCCGGATTCCTCATGAGAATCCCGAGCTCCCTGCTGGCGCCACTTTTGTGGCACCAGCAGCGCATTAAGCCCAGATTTTGGTTGGCCCGTCCGTGGAGGATGGTTGGGCCTGAAAACTTGCAGTTGCGCAAGTATGACAATTGTCAACAATGGAAGAAGGAAGAAGACCGGAAGCTCGAGGAAACAGCAACGGCCAATGCGTACCCGCCCTATCGGCCGTCGCAAAGGCGTTGCAAAAGGTCGCGGAAAAGCTAATCACGCTTACGAACTTTCTAGGCGCGTTTTCAACGCTTTTCACCCGCAGCACCTACCGCTTTCCACGCCCATGGGACCGCATATGATGGTCACCACTCGTACGTCATTCACGACCGACAATTACCTTACGTTGATCGGTACGATGACGAAAAAGTCTTACCCGGATACAACGGTTAAGCGCGAGTGGGTAAACAGGGTCGCGATGTCCACGGGTGGCTCTGGGATCACTCCCGTCGGCCAGAGCGTATATGGTGCAGACTACAATCAACTGACCATACCCGCACCAACCATGGACATGGACGACTTCAACCTCGTGCCTGCGGCAGTCTCATTTCAAGTCACAGGCACAGACTCACTCACTAATGCGAGTGGGGTCGTTTACATCGGTCGCACGAAGAATATCCTCGCGTCGCCCGCCAACGATGGTACTACGATTTACGGTCTCGGTAAGGGACTTATTTCCTTTTCGAATCCGAAGATTATGTCAGTCGCAGCACTCACCATGAGGCCTCAGCAGGTGAATTGCCTTCCTGGCAACCATGCGGATTTGGCGGATTTCGAACAGATGCAGAAGTACGATGACACTACTGGGCCATGGAATGACGCGAGCACCCCTGGGACTGAGTTTGCCGGGTTCAAACCTGGTTATATCCTCAACCCCAACAACCGGCCTCTGCTCATTACCGTGGCTGTGCAGTGGCGTCTCCGGCTCTCGCCGATGAACCCCATGCACTCGTCGCTCACCCATTACCCACCAACGCCTGCTCCCGTTTGGCATGCAATCACCAACGCCGCCGAACATGTGGCGCACGGCGTGGAGGACGTGGCGGCCGCTGGCAGTGTTGGTGCTGCCGGTTACCTTGCCAGTGGCGGTGCCGCCGAGGGCGGTCTACTCGCCAGCATGGGAGGGGCGCTTGAAGCAGGCTTTGGTAGCGCAATGACCTATGGCGCTGCCGCCTTGGAGGCCGCCCCTTTACTTCCGCTACTGGCATTGTAGTAGCTTTCTCTTTCATTCTTATTCAGGCACGGACGCGACGAATTAACACATGTTTTTACGTGTTGGCATTCTCGTCTTGCTCTTTTCGCTCCTCGCTCTACTCGTCCACCAATCCATTTGTGAAGCTCGTCTTCCATGTGGTTGTGAGACATTAAACTACTCCGCGCTAGTCTTGTTGTTCAATGAGACCAGCGACACATTGCGCGCAGCGTATGAGCGGACCACCGACACCTCGTGTTTCACGTCGGTATGGCCGTAATCCCAACTCTGGCAAGCACTACTAAAATTTTC